TGTTTGATATTCGTTATCAGTTAAGATTAAATGATTTATATGATTTTTCTTCTACTAGTATGATACATTATCAAATGACAATGATGCATTTAGATTATTTAGATCATTTATTAGTTGGTGAAAAACCTTATCGTTTTAATCAACATCAAAATCGTTTATATATTGATATGGATTGGAGTAATGATATTTCAGCTGGAGAATATATAATTATAGAATGTTATCGTAAACTTGATCCAACAACTTATACAGATATATATGATGACATTTTTCTCAAAAGATATGCAACATCATTAATCAAAAAACAATGGGGTTCAAATCTTATAAAATTTAATGGTGTCGCAATGTTAGGTGGCGTTCAATTAAATGGAGAAACTATATATTCCCAATCAGTTGAAGAAATAACTAGATTAGAAGAAGAAATAAGGTTGGCATACGAAATGCCTTTAGAGGGTATGGTGGGTTAAAATGCCAACGAACTTTTATTTTGATACAGGTACTACATCTGAAAAACGTCTTTATGAAGATTTAGTTATAGAACAACTAAAAGTTTTTGGCCAAGACGTTTATTATATGCCTAGAACACTTGTAGCAGAGGATACTATATTAGGAGAAGATACCTTATCAAAATTTGATGACGCATACATGATTGAGATGTATTTTGAAAATACTGATGGATTTGCTGGTGACAAAGAAATAATGAATCAATTTGGTTTAGAAAATAGAGAAGAGGCTACTTTTGTAGTTTCTCAAAGACGCTTTGAGGATATGATTTCTGTAGATGATAATTTACAAGTTAAAACAAGGCCAAATGAAGGTGATTTAATTTATTTTCCTTTGGTAAGTAAAGTTTTTGAAATATCTTTTGTAGATCACGATGAACCATTTTATCAAATAGGAAATTTGCCTGTATATAAACTTAGCGTAAAAACCTTTGAATATTCAAGTGAAGACTTGGATACTGGTATTACAGAAATAGATGCTATAGAAACAGCATATACTTTGGATGCGCTGGGTTTCCAAATTTCTTTAGAACAGAATGTTTATAATGAGAGTTTTAGATTAGAAGATGGTACAGGATTTGTTGGTATTTTTGAAAGTGGTAGTCTTACAGAATATACCGCTACATCATCAAATAAAGTTATCGGTGAAGATGAAACATTAAATGGAGCATTAATTGCAGAAAATTTAGCCGATACAGGCGAACCTATGTACATCATACAAGAAGAATACGTTGTTGGTGATATGGTTAGAGATAAAACAGCACAAAATGAGTTGTTTGATAAGTTGGATGATACTATATTAGATTTCAGTGAATCAAATCCATTTGGAGATGCTGGAACAAAAGGATAATAGATTATGTTAGGACAATCATTCTATCATGAGACAATTAGAAAAATAATTGTAGCATTTGGTTCTATGTTTAATGAAATAAGCATAGTAAGAAAAAATAATAGTGGTGTGGTTACACAGACTATGAAGGTTCCTTTAGCTTATGGGCCTAGACAAAAATTTCTTGTTCGTTTAAATGACGATCCAAATTTAACAAAACAAGTTGCAGTGACTTTACCTAGAATTGGTTTTGAAATACAAAATCTTTCGTATGATGCTAGTCGCAAATTAAACCGTGTGCAAAAATTTAAAAAGGTTAAAGGTGCAGATGCAAAACGCTTAGATACACAATATATGCCTGTTCCATATAATTTAGATATGGAATTATATATTTTGTCAAAAAATTCAGATGATGCATTACAAATTGTAGAACAAATTCTTCCATATTTTCAACCAGATTATACTATTACTGTCAATGATATGGTTGATATGGGAATTAAAAGAGATATTCCTATTGTTTTAAATAGTATTAATTACCAAGATGATTATCAAGGAGACTTTGAGACAAGAAGAGCAATAATATACACATTGAATTTTACTTCTAAATTTTATTTGTATGGCCCAGTTACTTCACAATCTGTTATTAGAACTGTACAAGTTGATCAATATACAGATATGCCTGATAAATCACCTACAAGAGAACAAAGATATACTGTTACACCTAATCCTATAACTGCTGATGCAGATGATGATTTTGGATTTAATGAAACTACATCTTTCTTTGAAGATGCAAAGAATTTTAATCCAGAAACAGGCACTGATGAATAATGAAAAAATTAAACAAAATTTTGGATATAGAAGAAACCAAAATGGAAACCCCAATGAAAATGCCTGCACAAGAACTTGTCAATACTGGTCAAGTATCTCCTATGGTAGATATGGACGAGGATATAGATAACGATTATGCATACCAAAGACAAAACTTTTATAACCTTGTTGAACGAGGAAATGATGCTATTGAGGGAATCTTGGAGTTGGCAAAAGAGTCGGAACACCCAAGGACATACGAAGTTGCGGGCAACCTCATCAAACAAGTCGCAGAAGTTACCGAAAAACTTGGAGACTTACAAGAAAAGATGAAGAAACTCAAAGAGGTTCCAGATAATGCTCCTAAGAATGTTACTAATGCATTATTTGTGGGGAGTACAGCAGAACTTCAAAAAATGTTGAAGGATTAAATATGAAAAGATTTATTAATTTCATAAAAGAAGAGAAAGAAATAAAAGTTGGGGGGTATCAAACAACTCATCATTATATGTGTCCATCTGCTGTAAAATTTATTAATAAACATAGTAGAATGGATCATGATGTTAAAGATTTAGAAAAAATTGCAAAACTAAGTGATGAAGTTTTTAAGATAGAAGCCGATGTTGAAAAAACAGGCAAAGTATCTGATGAACAAATAAAGAAAGCACAAAGTTTAACTGATATGGTTTATAGTACTATAGAAAAAATGGGTCATAAAAAGAGTGAAGCCAGTTATATGGATTTGCATATGGATGCTATTAAAAATCCAAATAAAGCTGGTTCAATGAAAGCATGAACGAATCTGTATACCTCGGCAACCCCAATCTCAAGAAAGCTAATGTCGCTCAAGAGTGGACAAAAGAACAAATTGAAGAGTATGCCAAATGTATGAAAGACCCTATCTATTTTATTAAAACATACATTCGTATTGTATCTCTTGATGAGGGTCTTGTTCCTTTTGAGATGTATGATTTTCAAAAGGAGATGGTAGGAACATTTCATAGTAATCGTTTTACCATCTGTAAACTGCCAAGACAGTCTGGAAAGTCCACTACTATCATTGCGTACTTACTTCATTACGTTTTGTTTAATCCTACGGTGAATGTTGCTATACTTGCAAACAAGGCTGCAACTGCTCGTGACCTACTAGGACGATTGCAGTTAGCATACGAACATTTACCCAAGTGGTTACAACAAGGAGTTATGTCTTGGAACAAAGGAAGTTTGGAGTTAGAAAATGGGTCTAAAATATTGGCTTCTTCCACCAGTGCTAGTGCTGTCCGTGGCGGTTCTTATAATATCATATTTTTGGACGAATTTGCATACGTTCCAGCAAATGTCGCAGAACAGTTCTTCTCTTCAGTATATCCTACAATATCCTCTGGAAAAACAACCAAAGTAATGATCGTGTCCACACCACATGGTATGAATATGTTTTACAAACTATGGGTGGACGCAGAGGAACAAAGAAACTCTTATGTGCCTATTGAAGTGCATTGGAGTGAAGTTCCTGGCCGTGATGAAGCATGGAAGAAAGAAACAATCAAGAATACTTCTGAATCACAGTTCAATACAGAATTTGAATGTGAGTTTCTTGGTTCTATTGATACTCTTATTACACCAGCAAAATTAAAAACACTTGCATATCGTGAACCTATACAATCTAATGCTGGATTGGATATTCATACTAGGCCTATAAAAGATCATACGTATATGATCACGGCAGACGTTTCTAGGGGTACTTCAAATGATTATTCAGCATTTATTGTTGTAGATGTAACAGAAGTTCCATACAGAGTTGTTGCAAAATATAGAGATAACGAAGTAAAACCTTTACTTTTTCCACAAAAAATATATGATGTTGCTCGTGCATATAATCAAGCTTTTGTATTAATAGAAGTAAATGATATAGGTGAACAAGTTGCAAGTACTATGCAGTTTGATCTTGAATATGATAATTTGGTTATGGCATCTATGAGAGGCCGAGCAGGACAAATTATGGGCGGCGGGTTTTCTGGTGGTAGAGCTCAGTTAGGTGTAAGAACTACTAAAGCTGTTAAAAAAACAGGATGTTCTAATTTAAAACAAATTGTTGAGGATAGTAAAATTATAATCGAAGATTATGATATTATAAATGAATTATCTACATTTATTGTTAAAGGACAATCATTTGAGGCCGATGAGGGTTGTACAGATGATCTTGTTGCTTGTTTATTTATTTTTGCATGGGCATCAGACCAACAATACTTTAAAGAACTTACGGATAGTGATATTAGAAAAACTATGATGCGTGAACAACAAGACGCACTAGAACAAGATATGGCACCTTTTGGTTTTATTGTTGATGGTTTGGAAGACGAAAATGTAGGTGAAATGGTAGATGAATATGGTACAAGATTTTCACCAGTTGTTAGAGACTATAGTTCTAATTGGTAATTATAATAATTCTATTAAATCATTTTCTAATTTAATTTTACAATTATAGCATAAAATTTTAGAGTTGTCAATATATTCTTTTACTTTTTCTCTACTTTTTTCATTTATACCGACACGCCTAGACATACTTCTTATTTTTTTATCGTGAGGATAAAAGGATAAACACATAGTTTCACTTTCCCCACAATGTATACAAGACTTTTCTGATAGATAATCATTTAACCAGATTTGTCTTTTTTGATAATTTCTTTTTGTAGTACGTTTAATGGTTTCTTGATACTGTTTATAGTGTGTATTCATACTTTTATTTATATGCTTAGTAACATATAAAAACACTCTTTAGGAAATCATTTTTTATAAATATCTGTATTAACATAAAAAAAGAAAAGGAGTACACACATGAGTTTTTTAGTTTCTCCTGGCGTACACGTTAAAGAAATTGACCTTACTAATGTGGTTCCTTCTGTAGCTACTTCTATTGGTGCTATCTGTGGGCCTTTTGAAAAAGGGCCTGTATCAGAAGTTACTAGTATTGGTTCAGAGGAAGAACTAGTAAAGGTTTTCGGTAAACCAAACGGAAGTAATTTTGAATGGTGGTATACCGCTTCAAATTTCTTACAGTATGCTAACGATCTAAAAGTTGTTCGAGCGGAATCTGCGGTTGTTAATGCTGTTGCTTCTGGTTCGGCTATTCTTATAAGAGACACAGATCATTATCAAGCATCTTTTTCTGCTGGTCAAGCATCAGTAGGTGAATGGGCTGCAAGAACTGCTGGAGCACATGGTAATGGTATTGGAATTTCAATTTGTGCAACAGCAGCTGCATACGAACAGAACCTTGGTTCTTCTAACCAGACAGTTACCGAAGATGCTGTTGGTTCAACTGTAATTAAAGTTGACTCTGGCACTGCATTTGGTGTAGGCGATATTATTGCATTTTCAAGTGCTGATGCATCTTCTGATCCAAACGCATTTACTCATATAGTTGGTGATGAAGGTAATGAATATGAAGTTACTGCAATTAATACTCATGACCTAACAATTAGATTAAAAGATGATCCAAATGGTGCTGGTGTAAAAGCAGCTATTCCAGACAATACGTTTATTAGACGTAGATGGCGTTTCTATGATTTATTTGATGGTGCGCCTGGCACATCTGAATGGGCAACAAAAAATGGTAGAGGTTCTGGCGATGAACTTCATGTTTGCGTATATGACACTACTGGTGCTATAACTGGTTTTGACGTAGATACTGTTGGTAATAGAACAAATGGTATTATGGAAACATTTTCCAATCTTTCTAAAAATCCAATAGCAAAAACTGCTCAAGGTGGTGGAAATTATTATCCAGATGTAATTTATAGACAATCTGAATATGTATATTGGATGGATCATAATTCTGGTGGTTCTAATTGGGGTACAGATACTACATCTACATATACCGCTGTAAACACACCAACTATTAGCACTCTTGCAAGTGGTACAGATGATTATGCTGTTACTGCTGGTGAATTACAACTTGGATATGATAAATTTTCTGATACTGAATCACTTGACATTAATCTAGTTCTTGGAGGCCCAAGTGGTGGAGTTGCAGACACTAAAGATGGTCAAGATACACACGTAACAATGCTTACAGACTTAGTTGAAAAACGTAAAGACTGTGTTGCTTTTGTTTCTCCGTATCGTGCTGCTACGGTAAATGTAACATCTAATATTACTCAAGCAGATAATGTAATTGAAGCATTTGATCTCTGCCCATCGTCATCTTATGTTGTTTACGATAGTGGATACAAATATATGTACGATAAGTACAATGATGTATATCGCTTTGTACCGCTAAATGGTGACACTGCTGGACTTTGTGCAAATGCAGATAGGGTTGCTGATCCTTGGTTCTCTCCAGCTGGTTATAACAGAGGCGGTGTAAGGGGAGCGATTAAACTTTCATTTAATCCAACACAAACGGAAAGAGATCGTTTATATCGTGCAAGAGTTAATCCAGTTGTCAATTTCCCTGGCCAGGGAGTTGTACTCTTTGGTGATAAAACTGCTCTCACAAGACCAAGTGCATTTGACAGAATTAACGTCAGAAGGTTGTTTTTGGTTCTTGAAAAAGCAATCGCAACTGCGGCTAAGTTTCAACTCTTTGAATTCAACGATGAGTTTACAAGAGCTCAATTCCGTAACTTGGTAGAACCTTTCTTGAGAGATGTTCAAGGTAGAAGAGGTATTTTTGACTTTAAGGTAGTCTGTGACGGTACTAATAATACCGGCGAAGTTATTGACCGAAACGAGTTTATTGGTGATATTTATATTAAACCCGCTCGTTCTATTAACTTCATAACCCTAAACTTTATTGCGGTACGAACTGGTGTCGCATTTAGCGAGGTAGGAGGTTAATCATGGCTAATATAGATGACTTTAAAGCAAATTTATTAGGTGGTGGTGCTCGTGCAAACCAATTTAGAGTAACGATTACTCCGCCTCCTGGCATTGCAATTGGTTTAGATGTACGTAGAACATCTTTTCTTGCAAGAGCTTCAAATCTTCCAGCTCAAACATTAGGTGAAATTCCTGTACCTTTTAGAGGCAGAAACATCTATATTTCTGGTGACAGAGAGTTTGAGACTTGGACAACTACATTCATGAACGATACTGATTTTATGATCCGTAACGCTATTGAATTGTGGATGAATGGTATTAATGATCTTGCAAATAACACTGGTGTTATTGCAGCTGCTGATTATCAATCAGACCTAACAGTAGAACAATTGGATAGAGATGATACTGTATTGAAAACTTATATTTTCAAAAGTGCGTTTCCACAAACAGTTGCAGCTATTGAACTTGGTGCAGATACCACTAATGCTATCGAAGAGTTTGAAGTAACATGGAGATACCAACACTTTGAAGCTTCTGGCGTAAACTTCTAAAATAAAACTACTAAATAGTAGAAAATAGGAGTTATTATGGCAGAACTGTTTGGGTTCAAGATTACTCGTAAAGATGAGGAAAAGGGGAGTGAACAGTCGTTCACTCTCCCTACTCCCGATGATGGCACAATTGATGTTGCTGGGGGCGGGTTTTACAGTTCCATTCTAGATACGGATGATCGAACAAAAAATGATCAACAATTAATTGTTAGATATCGTACAATATCGCAACAACCAGAGTGTGATGCGGCTATTGAAGACATTGTGAATGAGGGTATCGTTGCAAACGAAGACGATATGCCTGTTTCAATAATTCTTGATAGGCTTCCATATTCGGATACTATAAAAGAAAAAATCAAAAAAGAATTTGAAGAAGTATGCAGACTTTTAAACTTTAATGTTAAAGGTCATGATATTTTTAGACGGTGGTACGTTGATGGTAGGCTTTTTTATCATAAAATCGTAGACACTAAAAATCCAAGAAAAGGTATTACAGAAGTTCGTTGGATTGATCCTCTTAAAATTAAAAAAGTACGAGAAGTAAAAAAAGATAAATCTACACCAATGGGGCCTGATATGGTTACAGGGGTGGAAGAATATTATGTTTACCAAGAAAAACTAGGTAATCAAAAAGAAACAAGTATGTCTACTTCTCAAGGCTTAAAAATTGCAAAAGATTCTATTACGTATGTACCTTCTGGATTAAATGACGGTAATACTGGTAGAGTTCTTTCATATTTACACAAGGCAATTAAACCTGTAAATCAACTAAGGATGATTGAAGATGCTTTGGTTATATATCGCATTTCTAGGGCTCCTGAGCGCCGGATATTCTATATTGATGTTGGGAATTTACCTAAAGTAAAAGCAGAACAATATCTCAAGGATGTTATGAATCGTTATCGTAACAAACTTGTGTATGATGCAAGCACTGGTGAAATACGTGATGATAGAAATCACATGAGTATGTTAGAAGATTTCTGGCTCCCACGAAGAGAAGGTGGTAGAGGAACAGAGATTACTACACTTCCTGGCGGTGCAAATCTTGGTGAAATTGATGATATTGTTTATTTTCAAAGAAAATTATATCGTTCCCTTAACGTACCAATTTCAAGATTAGAAGCGGAACAAAATTTTAGTTTGGGTAGAACCACTGAAATTACAAGAGATGAACTTAAATTTACTAAATTTGTACAACGTATTCGTAAAAAGTTTACACCACTATTTACTGATATTTTAAAAACTCAACTACTTCTGAAAGGTATTATTGCTTCAGAAGATTGGGATTTGATGCAAGAACATATTCAATATGACTTTTTACAGGATGGTCATTTTGCAGAATTAAAAGATGCAGAATTACTTAATGATCGTATTAATACACTTTCAGCTGCGGAAGGATATGTAGGAACATTCTTTAGTAAAGAATATGTTATGAGAAAAATTTTAAAATTCACTGACGATGAGATGAAAGAAATCTCTAAACAAATAGAAAATGAAGGCGGCGGTGATGAAGAAGAAGGAGATGATTTCTAATGGATACTCAATTTGTAAATAATATTGCTTCTGGAAATAATGTAGAAGCGGAAAAGATTTTTAAAAATACAATGTCACAAAAGGTAGGAGATGCTCTAGAAACTAAAAGAAAAGAGATGTCAAATACTTTTGTGAAAGAACCAGAGGTAGAAGCGGAAAATGAAGTTTGAATCTATTTACGAAACTGTAGTCGAAAGAGATGAACATCGTAAATCTAAGGAGTATAAAAAATTAACTCCTAAGATGAAGGATGCTGTTGACGAAATTTTCAAAAAAATGGACGCTAAACCTTCAGATTTCCTAAATACTTTTGAGAAAACTATAAAAGATATCTCAAAAAAGTTTAAAGTTCCAGAAAAAAAACTAATGGGGTACTTTGAGAAAGAAATGTTATCAATATAGGAGTTTGAGATATGATTTTAAAAGGAAGTGCTACAGCTGTAACGTCAGCAACTACTTTAGGTAGAGCAACAAGAATTAGAGTTGGTGCGACAAATGCTGGTACTGTTACAATTGCAGCTGGTGTTGGTACATTTAATGCTGCAAGTGCAGTTGATGGTGCAGCAATTACAGTTACAGGTCATCCATTTACCACAGGACAAGAGGTTGTTTACTCTGATGGTGGCGGAACAGCAATTGCAGAACTGACAGATGGCGGCAAATTTTATGTTAGAAGTGTTGATGCTAATACAATTAACCTTGCAACATCAAGTAGAAACGCTGAAAATGGTGTGGTTTTAACTTTAACTGATGGGCCTTCTCAAAACCATACGGTTACTGCGACAGATACTTACGCTGGTTCTGTAGTATTAATCCAAAATGATGTTTTATTAATTGATAAAAAACCAAGTGATACAATTGCTTGTGGTGCTTCAATGAGTTGTACATCAATTGGCAATCAACCATAATAAGGAATTAAGATATGAATACACTAAAATTATTTTCAGAACAAGTAGAAGAAGTTGAATATATCACCGAAGAAAAAGACGGTGGTGATAAAAACTATAAAATTCGTGGTGTATTCATGCAAGCAGATGTCAAGAATAGAAATGGGAGAGTTTATCCTATGGAAGTTCTTGAAAAAGAAGTCGCAAAGTACAATAAGAATTTTGTTAACGAAAAACGTGCTTTCGGCGAGCTAGGCCATCCAGATGGGCCAACGGTCAATCTTGAGAGGGTTTCTCATATGATTACGAAATTACATCCAGACGGGAAGAATTTCATTGGTGAAGCAAAAATTATGGACACACCTATGGGTAAAATAGTTAAAAATTTAATGGATGAGGGTGCAAAATTAGGAGTGTCTTCTAGAGGTATGGGCAGTTTGGAACCTAAAAATGGTACAAACTACGTGAAAGATGATTTTTATCTCGCAACAGCAGCTGATATTGTAGCAGACCCATCTGCTCCAAATGCTTTCGTAGAAGGTATTATGGAAGGAAAAGAGTGGGTTTGGGATAATGGAATATTACTTGAAGCAGAAGTTGCGGAAATTAAAACAAGAATCGACGCTGGTAAGCGGCGAAAAAAGGCGAACATCGAAGCTTTGGAGTTCGCTAACTTCCTCAAAAAACTGTAATTTATAAATATTAACAATACAAAAAAAGGAGAAATCCCAATGGCGGATACAGAATTAGACAAAACCATTGAAGAGCTTGAGGCTGAAGTTTTAGCAGAACTCGAAGAAGATGCCGGAGCCCCTAAAAAGGGTGCGGTTCCTGCTGAAAAAGACCCAAAAGCTGCTTCAAAGAAAGAAGTAGAAGACGGTGGCGCAGCTGTCGTTGAACCAATGCAGAAAGACTCACCTACTGATGTCGCAGCCGATGGTGCTGATGAAGTCAAAGGTGATGCTCAGAAAAAGGGTGCAAAACCAGCTGAGAAAGGTGCAAAGATGAAAGAAGAAGCCGAAGTTGAAGAAGAAGAAAATTCAGAAGAAATTTCTGAAGCAGCCTCTTTGAAGACAAAAGCGGATCATCTTGAGTTTTTCTCTAAGATGAAAGCATCTGAAGTCAAAGAAATGTTGAAGGCTTACAATTCAGCTCTTAATGAAGAGGATGAAGAAGAGGATGAAGACGAAGACGAAGATGATGAAGAAGAAATGAAAAAACAAGACGAATCAGTAGAGAAGGCAATTAAAGAAGTTGATGTTGCTGAAGATGTTGATGCTCTGATGAATGGTGAAGATAACCTTTCAGAAGATTTCAAATCTAAGGCTGCAACAATTTTTGAAGCTGCTGTAAAATCAAAAGTTCGTGTTGAAGCTCATCGTATCTACGAAGAAATTTCTTCATCCAAAAAAGAAGAAATGGAAACCTTCAAAGAAGAACTTTCCACTCAAGTTGACACATATCTTAACTACGTTGTCGAAGAGTGGACAAAAGAAAACGAGCTTGCAATTGAGCGTGGTCTAAAAGGCGAAATCGCTGAAGACTTTATTGCTGGATTGAAGCAGTTGTTTGAAGATCACTACATTGATGTTCCAGACGAGAAGTATGACATTCTGGAAGCACAATCTGAGAAAATTTCTGAGTTAGAAGAAAAACTAAACGAAGAAATGCAGAAAAATGTAGAGATTAAAGAGTCTAACTCACAAATGACAAGGGAAGCTGTACTCACTGAATCTTCTAAAGATTTAGCTGACACTGAGGTAGAAAAGTTTAAAGAACTTACTGCTGATGTAGATTTTACAGATGAAGATAGTTTCCGTGAAAAAATCGACACGTTAAAGGAAAGTTATTTCCCAAGAACGAACCCCGCTTCTTCTGATGAAGAAGAGGAAACTGGCCACGCACAAGACATAGAAATAAGTGATTCCATGGCTTCATACATGAAAGCTATTGGTAGCTTGAAGTAAAAGTGCGGTAGAGATTAACAACTTTATAAATAGATGTTAATAAGTATATAAAAAAGGAGAAACTAATGTTTCAATCAGAACATCTACAAGAAAAGTGGCAGCCAGTCTTAGAGCATCCCGATCTTCCTAAGATCAGTGATCCCTATCGCAGAGCCGTTACTTCTCTTATTCTAGAAAACCAAGAGAAGGCCATGATGGAAGATGCAAGTTTTCTTTCGGAAGCCGCTCCTGTATCTAACAATGCAGATGTTGTAGGTAGTGCTAAATGGGATCCAATTCTCATTTCTCTTATCAGAAGGGCTATGCCCCAATTGATTGCTTACGATGTTTGTGGTGTACAACCTATGTCAGGCCCAACAGGTCTTATCTTTGCTATGAGAGCGAAGTATAACGATAATGCTACGGTTGCTGACAGAACAGAAGCTCTGTTCAACGAAGCTGACACTGGTTTTGGTGCTAGTTCACATGATACTAGTGACACAAGTGGTGCAACTACAACCAATAGTCTTGGTGATGCAGTTCCAGGCAACCAAGCTCAATCTGGTAACGATGTTGCTGCTAACATGGACTCTTATCAGACCATGGCAGGTGGTAGTACGGCTAGTGCTGAAGCACTTGGAGATGCTGCTACTAATCGTTTCCAAGAAATGTCTTTCACTATCGACAAGACAACGGTTACAGCTAGAAGTAGAGCTCTAAAAGCAGAGTACACTATGGAACTTGCTCAAGACCTTAAAGCAATCCACGGTTTGGATGCAGAAACGGAATTGGCAAATATTCTTTCTACAGAACTTCTTGCTGAAATCAACAGAGAAGTTGTAAGAACTATCTACACTACTTCTAAAGTGGGTGCTCAAACGGATGTAACATCTGCTGGTACTTTTGATCTTGACACAGATTCCAATGGAAGATGGTCAGTTGAAAAGTTCAAAGGTCTGATGTTCCAGATCGAAAGAGATGCTAACGCAATCGGTCATGAAACACGTAGAGGAAAAGGTAATATCATCATTACATCTGCTGATGTTGCTTCTGCTCTTAACATGGCTGGTATGCTTGATGTTGGTGGTGGACAGGCTTCGTTGAACGTAGACGATACTGCTACAACATTCGCTGGTACAATGGGTAGATTTAAGGTTTATGTTGATCCTTATTCAAATAACCTTGACGCTTCTAACCAATACTATGTTGTTGGTTATAAAGGTGCTAACGCTTATGACGCTGGTATCTTCTATTGCCCATACGTTCCACTTCAGATGGTTCGTGCAGTTGGTGAGCAGACATTCCAACCAAAAATCGGGTTCAAGACTCGTTACGGTATGGTTGCTAACCCATTTGCTACAACAGCTGGTGCTGGAGTTATTGATCTCATTGATCCTTCTGGTGAAGCTGAGCATCAAAATATGTACTACAGAAGAGTTGCTGTTACAAACCTTTCGTAATAATAAAAATATTTTGATTATAAAACTAGGGAGTGCTAATGCACTCCCTTTTTTTTCTTATAAATAGTATTATGGCAAACTTAAACGCAATACAAAGACAACCCACAAAGTTGGATCATCTAAGCCCAACTCAATTTAGATTCGTTGTTAATCAACTTCCAAAAGTTGAATTTTTCAACATATCTGCAAACATTCCAGCTATAAATCTTGGCGAAGCAATCTTTCCAACACCATATAAAGAAATACCAGTTATGGGTGATACAATCACTTATGATAATTTATCAATTAGTTTTTATGTAGATGAATATCTAGAAAACTATATTACAGTACATGATTGGATTACTGCTATTGGATTTCCAAAAAGTAGATCACAATTTAGTGATTTTAGAGCAAATACTTCTGCTACACCATCCCAAACACAGGGTACTAGTCTTGACATTGGTGATGTTAAACCAACAACTAGTTCAAGGGGTATGTTTTCGGATTTAACATTAACTATTCTTAGCAATAAAAACAATCCAATAGTTGAAGTAAGATTTTCTGATGCATATCCTGTTTCATTAACTGGATTAGATTTTACACAACAATCAACTGATGTTGAAAATATGACAGCGACAGTAGATTTTACTTATAAATTATATGAAATTATAACATTATAAGTAAAGTAAAATGGAACGCAGTACTGGTAGACCAATATTTAAAAAATATATAGTTTATGATGAAAATGGTAAAATAAAGATTATAACAACTTGCAAAAAAATATATGAAAAATATGTTATTATAAATAAAAACGAGCAGAGATTTGATAGACTTTAACAAATATCAAATCTTTAGACTTAAATTCTGGTGACAACTCGGCAGCCTCACTAGGGTCAACATAGTAACAAGGAGTAATCAAACTCTGCTCAACTTTTTGAAGAAAGTATATCATGAAATTTACATATTATGACCAGACTATTGATTTATTACCAGAAAGACTTCTTACCTATTGGCCTACAATGTATGACAGAGTAGTTGTTAATGTATCAGGCGGATTAGATTCTGCTGCACTATTATTCCTACTATGTAAATATTTTCCAAAAATTGAAAAACATATATTTACAGGAGATGATGTAAATCATCCGTTTGATGCGATAAATGCTGAAAATGTTGTTGAATATATTATGAAAAAAATACCAAATCATAATATAAAATCTCATGATTTTATGGATTATGATGATACTGATCCTAAAGTATGGGAAGAAGTTAAATTATTAATTAAAGAACGTCCAGATTATTATAATGATTTTGCTTATATAAAAAGATCAGAAACTTATGAAATATCAGATGAAGAATTTTTCCTTATAAAGATAGCAAAACCATTAGTAAATGAAAAAAATGTAAAATTTTTAATGAAGAAATATAATTGTGAACGTAATATATCTGGTATGACTCTAAACCCTCCTGTTAAAGAAATGAAGTGTCTAGGTTTTGATCATTTAGCTGAACCACAAAGAAATGAAGATCGTATTGAAGATTTATTAAAAGAAAAAAAGAGTGAAAGAAAACACCGATCTGCTGTATTTAAACGGTATGGGCCTGGTTATAAACCTTTTTTTGTGGTTAATAAGTTATTTGTTAAAGGTGTATTAGAAGAACATAATATATTAGATGAAATATTTCCTTTAACTGGTTCTTGTACTGGAGGCGCAAAAATAACAAAATTATGGACACAACCATGTAAAGAATGTTTTTGGTGTCATGAGAAAAAATGGGCCTTTGGTAAATATTAATGAAAGAATTAAAAAAAATAACAGTACTTATTGATTATATTGGTCATCCATCAATTAATGAAAAATGGTTAAATGATAGAAGATTTGATGCTCTTCATACGTTAATATTCAATAAAAATGCAGATGAAAATAATGAAAATATAATTGTTTCTATTACTGATTTACAATTACAATCTAAACGTGAGTTATTCTCTAATTATAATAATTATAGAGAAAGATATTTGGAACTTAGAAGATTTGCTATAAAAAAACCTTACGTAAGATGGATAGGTACAAAAGAGGATATAACCATAGAAGAATTAACATTAAAACTGTCAAATGATAATTATATTATAAATCCAGAATTTACTGAAATAGATATCGCTGGAGTTAATTTGTCTGGTTGTGTTTTACATAAAAAACAAACTTCTGTTTATAATTTCGCAAAGCTTGGATTTAAAGTAAATATTTTGCTTCCAATGTGTGCAGAAGCAGAAAATTCTGGTGTAAATGATTTAGAAAGAACAACAAAAGCCATTTGTAAAGTTTATACATACTTAAAGGACAAGAAAATAATTGATAATGTAAATATTTTATATAAAAGTTATGATGGACATACCCCAAAAAGACAATGAAAAAAACAATTAAACAACAAATAGAAGATGAAGATATTTATTTTTGCCATATGCCATGGACTATGGTATATAATGAAGTAGACGGATATTGGCAAACTTGTTGTCATGCTAAAAATACTAAGCAACTTGGTTTACCCGACAATTTAAAAATATCAAATACTTCACCAGAACAATGGATGAAATCAGACTTTCAAAACAAGCTTCGTGATGAAATGTTAGACCCTAATTCTGATCATACAATGATTAATAAAGTTTGCAGAAGGTGTAAAACAGAAGAAAAACAATATGGAGAATCTAGAAGATTAAGAAAAATAAGAAGTATGCTTACAAATAAAAAATATCATTCTGATATAATGAAAGCTGTTGAAATGTATAAAGTATCGGGTGAATTTGATTTCTATGAAAGAATAATTGAAACACAAGTAAAAGTATTTGGTATGGAGTGTAATTTAGATTGCCATATGTGTCCACCAAGATATTCTACAACTAGACAAAAAACCCAACTTCATGATGGTATGACTACTGAGGAAGTTTATGGAAAAATAGAAAGATTAGAAAAATTTACTAAAATTACGGCAGAAAATGAAAAAGTCGATATGATGCAAGACTTAAAAGATTTAGCTCCTTATACTAATTATGTAAAAATTATTGGGGGAGAGCCTTTAGTAATGAAAAAACAATTTGAGTATTTGCAAATATTAATTGATACAGGTCATTCAAAAAATATCAATATTAAATATCAAACAAATATGACAAAGCTTGGAAATAAAAAACATAGAGTAATTGATTTTATTCCACATTTTAAAAGATTTACATTTACAGCTTCTTTAGACAGCATGGGTGATGCTATAGAATACTGTCGTAGAAGAACAAAATGGGATGAAGTACTGCAAAATATGGAAACAGTAAAACAATATCCTAATGTTACTGTAGATACAAATTCTACTATGGGATTTTTAAGTATTTTAAGATTTTATGAATTTTTAGAATGGGCAAAAAATTATAAATTTATTGATAAAGTTCAAAGTGTTTATGCTTTAGAAAGACCAGCGCATTTTCAAGTTAAGAATTTACCACAAAAAATAAAAGATAATCTTATACCAAAGTATTCAGATTGGCCGCATATTCAAAAAATGCTACAGCAGCCGAATGATGAATATGGTGAACCAGAAGAACTTAAAAATACTTTTAATTATCTATTAGCACAAGATGATTATTATAAAGGTACAAAATATGAAAAAAATCTTTTTGAAGTTTTTCCAGAACTAGAAGAATTTTATACACCATAAATAAAAAAAAGAAAGTACATTATGAAATTACAAGAATTACAAGTTGAAGCAAAAAATGATTTACAAATAGTAGATCAAGAAAAATTAGATCAAGAATCTTATAAAAATCAAAACATAAAACCAAAGTGGTTGGGATATAGAACAGAGTTTGATCAACTACTTATCATAGCAAAAGCAAATCATCAAAGAATGTATCGTGAAAAATGGGAGTATTATGGTGGTAAAGCTGATGCAAAAGTATATGCAGCAAAACCCTTTGATCTAAAAGTACTAAAAACTGATTTACAAATGTATATTAATTCAGATGAGGATATATTAAATATACAAGGTAAAATTGCATATTATGAAAGTATAGTTAAATATATAGATGGTGTTATTAAATCTATCGACAATCGTGGATGGGATATTCGTAATGCTACAGATTGGAAGAAATTTGAAGCTGGAATGATCTAGTGTTAATCACTAAGAAAAATGAAGTATATCTTATATTAAAAGATTTAACTCAATCAGAAAGACAAGAGTTATCAGACTTCTTTACATTTGAAGTTCCCAATGCAAAGTTCATGCCTATGGTACGTAATCGTATGTGGGATGGAAAGATACGTTTATTTTCACCAGCTACTTGTGAAATATACGTTGGCCTTTTACCTTACATCAAAAAATATTGCAAATCCAAAAATGTTAA